TATTAACAGCTAGCCACAAGTCGCGCCCGTCGAATTTAGTAGTAGCAACAAAGTTACCGCCCCCGCTTACGTTTAGCATACTCTGCAATTTATCAAGCGGAGCAATTACCTCAGGGTTTGAACTTGCGCCAGGATATTCGCCCATTAAGCCCAAAGTCGGGCCGCTAACTATACCGCCGTCCGCAAAAGCCTTAACGCTACCACCTTGCGCCATTGCGTTTTTAACGAGCTTAGACGCTGCAACAAGGCCAACACCTGCCACAATAGCTACAACTGGGTCAAGATTTTCTAGCGATTCCTTGAAAGCATCAATAGCAATACCTTGAGCAATCAGCGCCTGGCCAAAAGTACCTAGAAAGCCAGCCAAAGAGCTAGCAAAAGACTGCAAGAAGGTTTGCATCGCGTCAGCTTTGCCGCTTAGTGCATCGCCTACCATTTCGCCAAAAGCTGAAAGCATTTCTCCGCTCATTTGCTCAAGAGCTGCGCTTGCTTGCTCTGCAGCTACTTTCATGCGGTCCTTAAATTGCTCCATTTTGCGCGCTCTTATCTCCATTGCTAAAAAAAGAGCCTCATTATTTTTTCGCCACTCAGCTAATGCTTCAAGATCTAGGCTTGCTGCGTCTTGGTTTTCTTGTGCCATTTGCATCAATAGCCCGCCAGTTGGAGCGGTGGCTGCTGACGCTGGCGCTAGGTCGGCCTCGGTCATTTCTCTAGGCTTACGTCTAGCGCTAACCGTCGTTAGTCTTTTTAATTCTTGGTCAACATATAGCTTATTGAGATTTTCTTGCATAGCTATTTCTAGCTTTAGCAATTCGTCTAAATATTTTTCGTAATCTTTTAGATCCTTAGCCCTGACGGTTTTTTTAGTTTCACCTAAGAAACTTTCTAGGGTTATAGCTTCACGCAGTAAAGCTTTTGCCTGCGCCTGGTATTCGTTAGACTTGGCTATTGCCTCGTTTGCTAGTTCTGTTTTCTTAGCAAAGGCAGCCATTGCCTCTCCAGCGGCTGGGGCAATAGGGCGAAACGCAGTTTTTGACCTAGCCACCAATTTTTCCCACCAGCTCAAAGCCTCTTCTGTGGTCATGCTTTGCGCTTCTAGGCTCTTTTTTAGCTCTTCGGCGCTAGCCTGTGCAAATACTTCAGCCTTAGATCTTGCTATAATTGCGGCTATTGCCCTGTCGGTGGCTTCAGTTAACTTGTCATTAGCTAGCGCTTCGTCTAAGGTGTAACCCTCTAGTAGCGGCACGCTTTTCTTTAGCTCCTCGTAAGCCTGTAGCTTTGTTCTTGTACTTACGTTTTGGTCTTTAATAATCTCGACCAAGGACTGAATACTAGCAGCCTCCTCTTGCCCAGCAGTTGCTAAATCTATAGCTGTGTCTCTATACCGTTTTTGTGCATCTGTTAGCCCGTCTGTTTCGCTTGTCAATTCAGAAAATGACGAAGCCAAAGAGGCCACTACAGCAACAGCTAAGCCAATGCCAGAAGCTGCTAAGGCTATACGAAAAGCCTTTAGTGCGCCCGTTGAAGTCCCCACTACAGCAGCGTAAGCCATCTGCGCTTTTTCGGCAACGGCTGTAAATATTGCGTTATCTCTTTGTGAAAGGTTGTACAAAGCGACGGCTGCGGAGGCGGCACCCATTGCAATTCGAATAACCTTCATTACTGAGCTTAGTTCATCATTGCCATCGCTAAATAACAAAACAGCGGAAGCCGCAGCATTTATGCTTCTACTCAGAGCCTCTGTGGCCTGCGTGTTTGCCTCGGCGTTTCGGCTGCTTTCTTGTATCTTGTAGTTAAGTTCGTCTCTTGCTATGGTCAAATTGCGAACAGCGTTGCGCTCTTCGTTGTATTGTTTGACCAGTTTTTTACCTTCTGCGTTTAATTGCTTTCTGGTCTCAATGTCCCACTTTGAAGAGGCCGCAAGCTTTTTATTGAGGCGGTCAATTTCGCTCTTGAAGGCTTTCATGTCGCCCTCGCCGCGTTTAATTAGGTCGTTAAGTTGTTTGCTTTTTACTCTTAAATTACCGCCGCCTAAAGCCTCCTCTAGCGCTTTCTGAGATCCCTTTGCAATTTTTTCAATTTGGCTAGAGCCACCTTTTACTATGTTTACAGCATCAGAGATTCCCTTGTTAAGCTTGTTAACATCTGCGCCTATTGTTACGTTTAGATTTAAATTACTAGCCATCACAGTACAATTTTAAAGCCGTCTTCTTGAAGCAAAAAGCCGCCATCTTCGAGAAGCAAATAGTTAACAGCTGGCAAGCCGTAGGTGTAAGAAATGGTTAAAAGGTAATCTTGAGATACTTGCATTACCCCGCCGTAGTCTGCTGCATCGTCGAAAAATTCTTGCTGGTTATCGAATTGTATATAGAAAACGTTAACGCCGTTGTATTCGCCAGGAGTTACTACATTTAGCGCGTCCCTAACCGCGTCGGCCAGTTCGCTAGCATCTTCGTAAGTTAAAGCAAGACAATCAATTTGTACCCTAGTTTGGTCTAGTCTGCTGTTTGCATCCTTTGTAAAGTTTGGGTTAATGTTAATCTCGCTATAAACAATTGCAGGAAAAGCAGAGCCTTGGGGTAGAACAAGCGGGCTAATTCTATTACCAACCAACGCGCTAACGCCCGCGTTATTGGCGAGTATATTGTAAATTACTTTAGCGGATCTCATTTTGCAGGGGTTAGCTAGTCAAAAATAAGCGAAACGCTCTTAACACTTGCCGCAATTATTGGCCAAAGAGTTTTTTAAATTCTCTAAGGCTAATTTGCTTGCCTTCTTCTGATACAACGGGCGTAAGTTTCGCTAGCGTTTCCTTGTTAGCTTGTAGGTGCTTAATAACAGCCTCGGCAATGCTTTGCGCCGTTTCCCAAGGGAACCTAGCTAAATCTGTTGGCTTTATGCGCTTTTTGCTGTGAGGCATTAACGAAAACATAGCTAGCCACCTAGTGCGCTCCCACTCATTTCTGTAGTGTTGTATCTGAGCGTTGCGCATACCGCGCAAACGAAGCATAAAATAACGCGGCGTTATATCGTTAAAAGCCTCCTCTGTTAGCAGCATCTCGCCGTAAGCGATCTCTTTTAACTGCTCAAAATCTAGCGGCTGCCGCTCGCCGCTATTCAGTTTCCCGACTCTTCGGCTTCTGTTTGTTTGGGAGCTGAGAAAAACGCTTGCACGGCTTCAGTAAAGGCGTTTAGCGCTGGGCTAATATCGGCCAACGTCTCTACCTCTTCGGCCAACTCTTCAGCGTCCTTATAGGGGCATTTTTCGCCGATTTTCTTATAACCAGCTTGCACGCCGTAGAAAGCACAAAGACGGGCGAAGGCTAGCGTGTTCGCCATGCCCTGGCCCGTCTGTGCGAGTTGGTCGAAGTTGTCTACATTAGCGCCTTGCATTACGCGCTCAATTGCTACCATGTTAAAAAACAGCGGGTGCTTTTTGCCCCCTATGTTTACCTCTGTCATGGTGCAATAATAAGCAAAAAGGCGTTAATTATTACACTGTGGCAATTGTCAACGTGCCGCTTCCTTGCAAGTTAGCCGAGAAGGTAGCAACGTCGTTAACTGGAGCGCTCCAAGTAATGTCGGTAATCAAAGCGCTTCCGCTTACTTTCAAGTCGCCGCTAACTTGGCTCGTCATTACTACTGTGATGTAGTCGCCAGCTACTGCGTCGTCGAGCAATTCTTTAAAGCTTAAGCCTGTGCCTACTGAAGCGTCTTCTTCAAAAATGCCCTCAATGCTCATGCTCCAAGAGTTTAAGCCTACCAGAAACTCCTTGTAATTGCCGCCGTCTTTGTTTGTTGCGTCAATGGTGTCTTTGGTAAAGTTCATGTCGGTCGCAGTTGCGTTCGCAATTTTGGTTAAGGTTCCGCTTACGTCTTTGTAAAGAGCGATCAGGGTACCATTTACTAATCCTGTGGTTGCCATATTATTTTATTTTAATTGTTTACTTTTTAATTCTTTCGTCAAATAGCCGTTTTATAAGCTGGTTAATATTGTTACGCACTATTGGCTCAGTCTCTCTAAAGGCAGGCTCCATGAAGGCAAATTTACCAGGAGTTACTGCGCCCCTATTGCCAAATTCTGGGTCGGGGTTTTCGCCTCTAAGCTTGGTTTCTTTTATGCTTCTTTTTACCGTGCCGTATTCTACCAAATGCGCGTGGTATCCAGCCCAACGGTTATATGTACGCGGGCCAATTAGCACAACGTTTTTATAGTACGCTGTTTTTCTGCGCTCAATGAAGCCAATAGAAGCCCGAAGATTGCCAGTCCTTACGTTTATTTTTGATTGAGCAGAGTCAATAATAGGCTGGCTAGCTTGTTTTAAGCCTTCGTACAATTCATTGCTGCCGCTAAAATTTAGAGAGCGCAATTTTTGTATAATACTAGCCGTGCCTTCAACTTGCTTTTTCATTAGCTTGTTAATTCGGTTAGCAAGTTAGCGTAAAGCCTGCGCTCTTTCTCGGCAATGTTTAAAATGTTGTAATAATTGCCGCCCCAGTTTATTCGCATCTTTACGTTAAAGCCAGCATCCCAGCGAGTAATAAAGTTAACCCGCGTTTTATGCTCTACGCGTTCTGCGCCTACTAGCTCAGACCCAAAGTCGCTTTCTTTTACCTGCGCCCAAACTTGCGCATAAGTTGACCAGCTGCGCACGTGCTGCCCTGTGTTAGAGCTTACGCTTTCGGTGTAGCTCTCAATGGTTACCAACTCGTCAAACTTGCCTGCGTCCATTATACGAAAATATCAATCTTGTAAGGATCAAGTAAGTAATGCAGGCCAAAGTCTAGCGGCTTCATTCCTGAGCTGCTAGTAATGGCTGCGCGGTTGTCGTAATATTGACCAATAAGCAAAAGCGCCGCGTGCTTTACAGCGGTCGGGAACTTGTTGCCCTGGTCAGTCGTAGCACTAGTAAGCTCAAAGCCTTCTACTAGTTCAACAAGGTACTTAGTCTTGGCATCCGTCAAGCTAGGCGGCGCAGTATTAAAGAAAATGTCGCGGCCATAGTTGCCCATTGGGTCGGGTGCGTCTATCCAGTCGGCAGCGTCGAAAGCGGTAATAGCGTTCGCGTCGCTTATGTAGTTAACAGAGGTAAGGCTAAGCACTCGGCTAGGAATTCGCAAATAGTTTCCGCTGGGCTGTTGCAACCCGTTTACAGGGTTAACAATAGCAGCAAGGCCCGTATAGCCGTCAAAGCCGTAGCGCACAGAAGATTTAACAACGTTATACCCTAAGTAATTACCGCAGGCATCTAGGGCCATAGTAATAAGTCCCGTAATATAGCTGTCGTCTGCTGAGCTAGTTACGCGCAGGTGAGACTTAGCTTCTGTTAGGCTAATATAGTCCGTAGCTGTGTTTACGTTGCTTATTGTGCGCTTTCCTGTAATCATTTTTTAACCTTCTTAGCGGGCTTAGGCTCTTCTTTTTGTTCTTGCTTAGGCTCCTCGATTAACTCGACGGCTCCAGCTTCTAGCAAAAGGTCGGCCTGTTTGCTATCTAGCTCGGCAACGTCGCCAGGGCCGTAACAAAGGTTAAACTGCCCGCTTGCGTTAATCTTAAACTTTACTTTTTTTAGCATCTGTCTAGCTATTACTTTACTTAGCCCCTGGGGGCGAGATTTAACCACCCCCAAGGCACTAGGCTTAACCCCCTAGCGGGTTGTTAATTAAGCGTCAATATCCTTGATAACTGCAAAAGCAGAAGGTTGCAACAAGTTGCAGTCAAGGTAAGAGTTAAGAACGATGTTGGTCAAGCCAGCAGTAGCACCGCTGTAAGGATCTACCGTCAACTCCATACCACCCCAAGAGGCCAAGGCCATTTTAGAGAAGTCGCCGAAAATCATAGCAGACAAATCAGAGGCAGAACCTTTAGACAAGTTGCTAGGAACGTTAGTAGTAAAGGCAGCAGCGTAGCCGTTCAACTCGTTAGCGCCAGAAGGCATAATAAAGTTACCCTCAACACCAGAAGCTTGACGGGGAGTAGTTTGCAAAGCAGCTTTAACCAAGGGGTTAGTCAAGTAGGCAACGCCCTCGCCGTTAGCGTTTTCTACGGCCTTCATCAAGTTAACAACGTCAGCCCAAACAGCAGCAGCACCGTTAGCGTTTACTGTATTGTTGGCAGCGCCACCAGCGTAAGCTACATTTACAGAGCTATTAGCAATAATACCAGTAGGCTCGTTAGTTCCACCGCCTTTAATAGCAGCCTTTTCCATTTCTTGAGCCATAGCGGTAATCAAGAAATTGCGTACATACTGATCGATTGAGTTAGAACTCTGAAGCATTAACTGGTTAGAAACCTGGATGAAAGCAGCCAAACGCTTGGGGCTGAAAGTAATTTTAGAGAAAGCGGGGCTCTTTTCAGAAGCTGTACCGTTCTCAGTATTCCAACCAGCAGCGGGCTGAGTTGAAGCGGTTGGCATATCCAAGTTACCTACCAAGCCGTTCAACTGCTGAACGCCCAAACCGCGAAGAACAGTCTTTGGCAACAATACGTCAATAATTCCGCCAACGTTGGTCTGGATGTTAACGCCACCCTGGTCGCCACCAGTTCCGCCAGTTGCAGTCATGTCGCGCTTGAAAACCTCAGAAGGAATCAAAACAGAGTGAGCAGCAACAGAAACGCCAGAGCGTTGGAACTCGTCCGCAGCAATTTTGCTAAATTCAGCTTCTACACCATCCTTACGGCCAGTAGCAGCCATTTGTACGGCACGCTTAAAGCTAAACTGCTCGCCCATTTTAGCGCGCTCTTTTTCTTCAGAGTAAGAAGCTCCGCCGCTCAAGTTAGCAGCTTCGGCAGCGCGAGACTGCAATTTTTCCAATTTAGAAACCTCAGAGCTGATAGCATCCAAGCGGCTGTCAATCTCGTCCAAACGAGCAGACTCGCTGTCGCTCATTGAGCGGGCTTCTTTCTCGATGTTGTTTTGTAGAGTCTGCAACTCGCTTACCAAGCGACCGCGCTCCTCTTTCAAAGCTTTAATTTTGTTCATTTTATAAGTTTTTAATTGTTTTCTAGTTTAAAGGTTCTTATATCTAGCCAGGACCAGCTTAATAACGT